TTGGGCTGCATCTAATTATCTTCGTGACCCATCCAGAAAACCGCATTGGTTATGACTAAATTAATTGAAAAGAATGATCCACGTTACTTCTCCCAAACAAGTGACTTGCCATTTGACAGACATCACTATAAAATAGTTCACAAAGATCGTTCTATTATTGTAGAATCGTGGGATGAGGTTCAAGAGTGGTGGTGGAACAATTGTAGACTACCAGCATTTGATGCCGTCGTACACGTTATTGACAAACCAAAGACTAAGAAAAAGTCCAAAGGATTTTAATTATGAAACACATTACAAGAGAAGAACTCATTCTTGAATACTGTAAATTTACAGTTGAAAAGATGGATGTAGATACTCTTAAACATATTGCAATGGTCACTTTATGTGCCAATATAAAAGAAGAAAATGAAGAGGGAAGCTCCTATGCTGATTGGGAGGATTATGTTGCTAGGAAAGATGGATTACATACATCGGAAGATCTACTAGACATGATCAAACCAGCCGTCCATATGACGGAGCAGAAATGAGTGATGAATTTATATGGGTAGAAAAGTATAGACCAAAAACTATAGATGAATGTATTCTACCTGAGAGTATAAAGAAAACTTTTAGAGAGTTTCTCATGAAAGGAGAGATTCCTAATCTTTTATTATCAGGCCCGCCAGGAATAGGAAAGACTACAGTTGCAAAAGCATTGTGTGCTGAACTTGGTGTCGATTGTTATGTCATAAATGGATCTGATGAAGGTAGATTCTTAGACACTGTTAGGAATCAGGCAAAGAACTTTGCTTCTACTGTATCGTTGATGGTTACAGGGGAGACTAAACATAAAGTTATCATCATTGATGAGGCAGACAATACAACTCATGATGTTCAACTTTTACTCAGAGCCAATATCGAATCATTCTATAAGAATTGTAGATTTATATTCACTTGTAATTTTAAAAATAGAATCATTGAACCACTTCAATCAAGATGTGCTGTAATTGATTTCTCACTCAAAGGTAAAGATAAGAAAGAAATATCGGAACAGTTTTTCAATAGATTAAATCAAATCTTAGAAACAGAAAAAGTTATTGCAGATAAAAGAGTTCTTGCTGAACTCATTATGAAACATCTTCCTGATTGGCGGAGGGTGTTGAATGAATGTCAAAGACATTCTGTTGGAGGTAAGATTGATTCTTCAATCCTTGCAACTTTTTCTCCTGTAAATGTAGAAGATCTTATTAAAAATCTCAAGAGCAAAAAGTTTTCAGAGGTTAGAAAGTGGTGTGTCAATAATCTTGACAACGATCCTTCTGATCTTCTTCGTCGTGTTTACGACTCTTTGTTTGAAAATCTTGAAGGTGCTAGTATAGCAGCTGCGGTATTGATAATTGCCAAGTATCAATATCAAATTGCCTTTGTGGCAGATCAAGAAATCAATCTCTTGGCATGTATGACCGAAATTATGGTGGAGTGTGAATTCAAATGACCAAATCAACTTTTGCTAAAACTAAAGCACAAATAAAATCCTCTAGATACTATCTGTTCTGGGGTGCGGCAACTGTTGCCGTTGTTGTTGGACAAATCTATGTTGGAACTGGATATCGTAACATGTCTGAATCTCTCGATAGACTCATAGACTTTATTACAGCTCCTAAACCCAGAACTATGCCTGTTCCAGGCCCAAGGTATGAAACATTACCTTCTGCACCTGATGATTATAATATGCCCATTATACAATGATTCTAAGTGAACTTGATGCTGTCTATGCGGCAGACAAATTCATTGATTATTTTTCTAATACTGGAAGAATTGATGAATACCTTCGTAATGTAAAACTAGATCGTATGGCTCAATTACCTGTACCTTTATTTGGTATGGGGCCTGAAGATGATCTATTCACTGATTTTGATATGCACCCTAATGATATGGATATCAAGATCTATCAAGCTGGAGAGAAGAATGGATTTAGTAATGAATACTTTAATGAAAGGTTGGAGATTACTACATCACATGCCATAGAGAAATCTGTGCCTGGAAAAGCTCTCAAATGGATTGTAAAAGAAACTAATACAGATAAAACTATTGGATTCTGTAGATTTGGATCTCCCACTATCAACTCTAAACCTAGAAATGATTGGTTAGGAAATGTACCAGAGCTAACAATATTCAATCGACACGCTATCATGGGATTTATTATTGTTCCCACTCAACCATTTGGATATAATTATCTGGGTGGTAAACTTCTAGCAATGTTATGTTGTTCTCATCTTGCTAGAGAGACATTAAACAAAAAGTATAATGCAGATATTTGTTTATTTGAAACCACATCACTGTATGGTACAACCAAATCATCATCACAATATGATGGATTGAAACCATATATGAGATATAAGGGATTGACCGTAAGTAACTTTACGCCCCTCATACATGATTCTATTTTCCAAGATTTAAACAAATGGTTTACTGCAAGGAACAATAATAAGTGTTTGGTAAAAGAAGATGCCTCTAGTAGAAAACTAAAGATTCAAACAAAGATGATATCTATTATTAAGAAATGTTTGAATGATACCGAAAAGATCAAACAATTCAATGACGCTATTCTTTCTGCAAAGGATCTTACCCAACAGAAGAGATTCTATATGTCAACCTATGGTTTTAAAAACTCTAGAGAAGTTATTCTGGGAGAACAAGATACTCCTATCAAAGCAGATAACTATGACAGGTTTGAAGTTGAAGAGATTATCAAACACTGGAAGAAGATGGCTACCAAGAGATTTGCCAAACTCAAGAATGAAGGAAGACTAAGGACTAAGTTGGAAACTTGGAATACTAATCCTGATGAGATAGACATTATTCGATGAAAATGAACGACCAAACTAAACTTATGTTCGCTCTAGAACACATCGCACATCTAGAAGACCTTATAGAAGGTAACGAATGGGAGAACTATTTAAGTTCTAACCTCTTAACAATTAAATATGAATTAGAAAGACAACTATCACAACTACAGTATAAAAGAAATGGCAGATCTAAAGGACTGGCTGAACTCGATTAACCTAACTAAAGAGGATATTACTAGGGATGATCCCCAGTTAATAAAGAAATACTCTCCATTCATAATCAACAAATGTATGTCTGGACATCTTGACACAGTGATGTTTGCTAATGAAATGAATCTGCAATCCCACTTGGCCAAAGACCTTCAATATCAATTTTATCTAAATAGTATTAGGAAAAAGAAGAGATTCTCTCCGTGGCTCCGAAAAGATAAGATCAAGAACCTTGATGTTGTCAAATCATACTATGGTTATAGTAATGAGAAAGCAATCCAAGCATTGAAGATTCTTAGTAAAGAGCAGTTGGATTACATTAAATCGAAAATTGACGTTGGAGGTAGAACATGAGTGGGTTTGTAGAACCTGAGATTGCTTGGTCACAGGATCAAATGATCGAAGTCACATTGAATGAACCAGATGATTTCTTGAAAGTAAGAGAAACTCTCACTAGAATTGGTGTAGCTTCTAGAAAAGAAAAGAAGATATATCAATCATGCCACATTCTTCATAAGCAAGGTAGATATTACATAGTTCATTTTAAAGAATTGTTTGCATTGGATGGAAAGTCTGCTAATCTTTCTATCAATGATGTTCAACGTCGAAATAGAATCATCACTCTCCTATCTGATTGGGGATTGATCACTATTATGAACATGGATCAGATACAGGATGTTGCTCCATTGAACCAGATAAAGGTTCTCTCTTACAAAGATAAAGGCGATTGGACTCTTGAAACTAAGTATAATATAGGCAAGAAAAAGAAAGTGGTACAAACATCTCCGAGTGCTTTTGTCAAGGCAGATTGACGGTAATCATCAAGGTTTATGGGGGTTTATACGACCCCCTTTTTTTGTATTTTGTGGTTAAATAATAGTGTCGCCGAAAGGGACAAAAATTAACACTCGCTTATTAAAGGAGACCTATTATGGGAAACATTCAAAAATTTTATACACAGGATCTTGATTCATTGATGGATAAGATCGTAAAGAACAGCGTTGGTATGGACGATTACTTCCAACAGTTCTTTAATTACGATACGTCTACAAATTATCCTCCATACAACCATATACAGCTAAATAATGTTGATTCTCTACTTGAGATCGCACTTGCTGGCTTTAGTAAAAAGGAGATCCATGTATACACCGAGTACGGAAGACTTATTGTTGAGGGAAAGAAAGAGGAGAAAGAGGGGCAATCCGAGTATGTCCATAAAGGATTGGCTCAAAGATCTTTCTCAAGAGCGTGGGCTTTATCAGAAGATATTGAAGTCAGAGAGGTTCAATTCAAAGATGGTTTACTTACCGTTAAGTTGGGTAAAGTAGTTCCAGAACATCATGCTCGTAAAGACTACCTATAAATAATAATAGTTCGAGATGGATCACCCTCCTAACGGAGGGTTTCTTTTTATGATTATATGGAAAGGGAATATTAGTATTCCAGATTCTCTTAAATCTCTTATCTTCAAGAGAATAGAGGATAATCACATTGATAAGAAAAAGTTTTACACCTCATACCTAGGGGGTTTTGGCTCAACAACTTTCTCAGATATATTAGTTCCTTTCTATGGAGATATCATAGATGGAATTATGAAAGACTTGGGCATGTATAAAAGAAGTAGATATTACTATAACCTATGGGTTCAGATGTATAATTCTGAAACAGATACTCATGGCGCTCATTCACATTTTGGTGGCACAGAAATAATATCATTCACTCATGTTCTTAATTGTTCTGAACAGAAATGTTTTTACTTTTTAGATAATGATGACAATAAGATATATCCAGAACATCAAAGCAAAGGAGATATATTTGCCTGGCCTGCATGGATGTTACATGGTGTTGATAATGTGATAGATCCAACTTTAAATAGATTAGTAATATCAGGGAACATATCCTTGAAGGATTACTACGGAGGAAACTTAGATACCTCAGTAACCTCAAATGATGATGGCAGTGGACATGTCACATGGGATGTGATAGAATAGTTAGATATGAATTATGATAATTTGCCTGGGCTTACTGCTCCATTTGAACCTCAAGTATATGATTGCCCATATCATGACATTATACAGTTGCCACTTATTGATTGGGTAGAAGAAAATGCAAATCTGATGATAGGTGATAATACTAAATGTTTTAGAACACCTCCACAGTCAGGATATAAAAGGCACATCACAGAACATAACTTATTATTTGGTTGGATAGAATCTCTTCTTGTTGAATCTGTTCATGAGTTTTGTAAATGGACTAATTCTGCATATAATGTTAGTCCAGAATCTTCCAAGAAATTCAAGATTGCTGATTATTGGGGCATGTTATATGGAGATGGTTACGGAACTGTGCCACATAATCATTTTCCGTTTGCTCTATCCTTTGGATATTATCTTAGAACTCCAGATGGGTGTGCTCCCTTAATTATAGATGAACAATCAATACAGGTTACAGAGGGTAGGTTGATAATGTTTGGCGGACACCAAACACACTACGTTCCTGACTCAGATGTTGGTGGTAGGTGTATGATAGCTGGAGATATTTCCTATGGAGAGGTGATAAATTGGTAAAAAACATTAAGATTGTAGTACATTATACCTAATGTCAGGATCTCCAAACATAAATATGTTACAGGAGGTAAAGACAAATGCTAAACATCAAGTTTACATTGGCACATCCAATAGTGCCTGAATTTGATCCAGAAATCCACGATCCAGATGAGGTGTTTGCACTTCTCTGCTACCGAGGAATTCATTACGCCAAGTGGTGTAA